AAGTTAATACCATGCATTATTAATCGCGCGCTCGAGGGTAAAGAATTGCCGATATATGGCGACGGTAAGCAGATTCGCGATTGGCTGTATGTGGGCGATCACTGCGATGCTTTGATTAGCGCGTTTAAAAACGGTAAAGCTGGTGCAACATATAATATTGGCGGTAATAATGAAATTCAAAATATCGACATTGTTAAATGCATCCTGAATATCATTGAGCAAGAGACTGGTAAGAAAGATTTAGATAAATTGATTACGTATGTTAAGGACCGGCCGGGTCACGACAGACGGTATGCTATCGATAGTTCGAAGATAAAAAAAGATATAGGGTGGGAGCCTTCCTATACGTTCTCGCAAGGTATTAATAAAACTGTCAAGTGGTTTTTGAACAGATAATTTTTATAATAAAAAAATATTATTTAAAACTATTTTTACTAAAGGGAACTCTATTATAATATTAATATGGAATGTATTCATTGTTTTAAGCCGGTAACGCCTGCCCGTATTGAGGCGGGATATAAATATTGTATGGCATGCGCTGAGCATGTACCTAAGGTAAAGGGAGTTAATGTCTATTCTCATAAAACTGCTGGAGAGATACAAGTAGTAACGCCTGATCAGTTTAGCGAGCATCGTAGATATAACCCATACGGGCGCAATACAGGGAGAGGCTCAGGCTTGCATAGAGTGATGCAACGATCAGATAGATAAATTATAAGCCTCTAACCATTTTAGAGCAGTAGGTCTACCACAATTAAAGCGCTTACATATACTGTCTGTGGTTTTAAATCTCTTAGTAGGTACTATATATTTCTCTAGCTCTTCTCGCGAAGGTATCCTCTGCATGCTATCTACTCCTCTAACCTGACGTTTATTTAATCCATAATGAGTAGCCCATTTGTGTATTGTACTGGGTTTGCATTTATACATTGATTGCAGCTCCTTATATGGGAATTGCTTGTTGACATAGTAATCAATTATAATCTGCTTAGATGGTATATCATAGGAATAATCGCTTGAACGTTTAGGGGTTATATTTCTTAATTTCATCCACTTACAAACCGTCATATCAGATACGTTATATTTTTTTGCAATCTTCGCATATGACATTTTATTTTCTATATACATCTCTTCTAGATCTTTACTCGAAGGACATTTAACAAAAACTTTTTCGCGAATGAGCTGATAAAATCTAGAATTAAACCTACGATTTTTTTGCTGTCTCATATCTCCTTTGAACATCGCCATCAAAGCTTTTTTAAGTCCGATATGATCAGGATGCGCTCGATGTAAAAAAAGATGTGCGAGAAAATGCTCTCTCGCGGTTAGTATAATTAAATTATCTTTTTTATCATTACCTCCTAAGCAACGCGGTATTATATGATGAGTTTCTAATATAGAGCTATCATCTAACGATCTATACTGTCTGGTAAAAATAAATTTTTCGTACAATTTATTATAATAAGTTTCGTTCTTCATATTTTTATTTATGACAAAAACACATTACACCCCTTAATTTCCTAAAGGGAACTCTATTATAATATTAATATGGAATGTATTCATTGTTTTAAGCCGGTATCACCTGCTCGTATTGAGGCAGGGTATAGCTATTGTATGGCATGCGCTGAGCATGTACCTCAAGTTAAAGGCGTCAATATATATTCGCATAAGACCGCCGGAGAGATGCAAGTAGTAACTCCTGAGCAGTTTGCTGATCATAGAAAGTATAATCCTTATGGTCGTAATACTGGGAGAGGGTCTGGATTGCATCGTGTAATGCAGCGATCAGATAAGTAAAAGACTAAAATGTGATTGATTTATTAATTTTATATGTTAAATAACAAAAAGGGGATGTAATGGTATCGACGTTAGACGGATCAAGTACAGCCTGCATACCGAGAATGATCTAACTCGTTAAAGTGATCAAAAAATAACTGCTGACGAAGAGTACAGAGACCTTCTCGCAGAAGCAGAGCAAATCTTCAACAATGCTGATGCATATGTTCCAGAAGAAGCTCTTCTTGCTGCCTGAAAAAACAAATGTGGATTCTCATTAAAACATTTGGGTAACGTAATGAGTATGAATGACAATAGGAAACCTGTAATAAAATAGACTATTAGAGATTGTAAGCTATACTTGCATTAGGTTAGTTGATAAACTACGAGAGCCTTAAATCTCAATATTATCTAAGTATGTAGACGGTTGTATTGCTGTTGTAGCGGACACGGGTTCGACTCCCGTCATCTCCACCATTTTTATAATATGACTAGAAATTTTATTTTTATATTCCCACTATTATTTCTTATAAGTTGCGCTCAAACTGAAAAGGTAAAGACTACCCTTTACCAAGGCGGGATTGTTTCTCATTATTCGATTAGAACTAACTCTCCGAGAAATTCTACTATTACAGCATCAGGAATTCCTCTAGATGATTCTAAAAGAACAGCAGCACATAAAACTTTACCGTTTGGTACTGTGTTAAAAGTTGTTAGATCAGATAATAGAAGCTTGCAAACTACTGTGTCTATAACTGATAGAGGTCCTTATACTAAAAGTCGTGTATTGGATGTATCGCAAGCTGCAGCGAGAGATTTACAGATGGTAAGCGCTGGTATTATTAAATGTGATATCTATATTATCGAAACATCTTAATATTAGCAGCGAACAATAAAAAAGGGGAAAGTCACGACTTCCCCCTTTTTGTTTATATGAATAATTAACCGATAAACTCTTCAAAATCCGCGCCAGTATTAGTAGCGTAAAAATTGACTAATATAAATTCAGCAGCTCTAACTGGCTTAATATATATGTCAATTATGAGCTCATTTTGATCTATAACATCAGGGGTATTATTACGATCATCACAGACGATAACATAATCATATACACCTTGATTATTTTTAGCTCTTTCGAATAGAGGTCTAAGATCACTTACAACTCTTGTTCTAGTAAATAATGTGTTTGGCTCAAACACATAATACCTAGCAGTTGCTTTTGTTACCTTCTCAAGATATAAGAACAATCTTCGAACATTTATTCTATCAAACGCTCCAGGATTCTTTTGTAGAGTCTTTTGACCAAACACTGTAATACCTTCTCTGAAAGCAGTAATCGGATTAAATGCGAACTTATACAAGTCATCGCGTTGCTTTTGGTTTGGTTCAATAGCAATATCGTTTACAGAAAATACACGACCTCTGGTGAAACCAGCTGGTGCCCACCATGGATCATTTGTTGTATCTGTTCTTGTCATTATTGAAGCAGCAATTCCAGAGAATGGTGCCCAAAAATCTGAGCCACCAAATTTATCATTGACTCTGGCCCAGTTTGCGTAAGTTGTAGCAAAAGAACTGTTAGCCAAGCTAAACTGATGTCTTAAAGCACTAAAAACATGTTGTGACCAGTTTTTATTAGGGTCGTCAAGAGTTTTAGTATTGTTGCCATTAACAAGTACTGGTCTTAGCGGATCTGCTATGAATAGGTGATCTTTTCTTTCGAGTTCAGCAAATACCTGGAACTTAGAAAATATTGTATTATAATTACCTCTTAAGTCCTTGGTTGTATCTCCTGGCGAGCTATAATCGCCTGTTGTTTGTAGCGCGTTGAGGCCTGTTGTTAAGCCGGCCCCAGTTTGAGTATCATCAAAATATTCAGTACCGAGAGCCTCTGTCATAGCATATATGGTGCCAAGACCTGCTTCTACAGAAACATCAATATTATAAATCTCGTCATTTCTTACAAGATCTAATACCCTATCGAGTTTTTGAGGTATACTACCTACACTTTTATCTGTGAATGTCTCATGAGAGTAAGCACCTATCGGGAATAGTTCATCTGCATAATTAAAATTACTATCAGCAACTAGTTCATCTATAGCGTCGCTAGTAAGCCCATTAGCAGCGCTAGCGCCAGCCGCTGTAGTCTCATTTAAAGTTCTAGAAAATACTCTAATATTCTTTGTCGGATTCCCGTCAGTGTCAAGCCATGTAGATGACTTTCTATTAGAGATGTAATCATTGACAAGAAGTGTAACGTTTCGTGAGTTTGTATTAAGTCGTTGCTCGATGAAGAACGGTCTCGCTGGACCTCCATTTAAATCACCTATTTGTCTAAAATAGTCTAATGACCCGGCAACTGCATCCTCAAGAACATAATCAAGTTTAATAGTGTCAGGGTTAAATATAGATTGTCTCAATTTGAAAACACCTACATTAAGAACATCATCATATGCTCTGGTAGATATATCAAATCCAGCCATGCCTTCCATTACTTCAGAAACTGTATTCTGGGAAGTGTTTGATCCAGATAAAGCGAAGTTAATTCTATTACTCGGCATAGCAGCGAACGCGTCTGTACCTGTTGATGCAGCCGATGCTGTAACTGTACTAACTGCTCTAATAGAGTCGAAGCTAGTGGCAGGGTTGAAATTAATATTATCAGCAAGGCCAATATAATAACCTTCAAACTTCGTATTAATTGTTGTGATACCCTTATTTAAGATAACAACACCAGCGTTACCAAAATCAGAAACTCCTGTAATTTCATTACTAGCGGACGCTGTTGTGTTCCATGTAAATCCGCTACCATCAACACATGATAGATATTCAGATTTAGTAAGGTTGAAGTATTTAGGAGAGCCGAGAACATAGGTTCCAGATGTAACATCCATGTTTGTTCCTACAGAAGATAAAGCATCAGTTGCTGCATCTGCAGTAATAACCTTTGTTGGATATACTAAAGCACCATAATAAGACCCAAAACCTTCTCCACTATCAGGGCCATAGGGCAGTCTGGAAACATAAACATTACTACCAGCTCGGATCATTGGCTGGACACTATAGTAGAGGTATCTTTCAGCGGCTGTTTTAGGCACACCATAGATTGCTTCAAATTCTCTCAAGCTTGAAGGCTTTATAACTTCGTCGGTTGGCCCTTTATCTGCAAAACCTGTTACAAATACATCTGTTCCTGCAAAAGTTGCAAGCCTACTTGTCAAATCAAATTCGCGCACCTCGACGCCGGGGCTTTGTATTGTTCTCATATTGTTATTTATACTAAATCAACATACTTTTTTGAAAATTGGGTATTTATAATAAACTTTTATTTTTTACACCAGTTCGCACTGTAATTGCGAGAATTGAAATGTAAAATCGCATTTCACTTGAGATGTTTGTTGTTCATTAAACTCAACACTGCCTAAATTAGTAGGGAATGCATAGGTATATACCCACTTTACAGTAGGCTTATCATATTCGTCCAAGCTATAAACAACCATTTCAGTAGAATATTCCGGCAAAGATGCAGAAGAATCTAAGATACCTTGATCATCAACAATCGCTCCAAATTGACCATCCTCGTCAGATCTCATTAAATCAAGCCATTTATATATAACCCAGTAGTTGCTCCACAAATTATCAACATGAAAGTTAACTGTTACAGGGTCCCAGCTTGGTCTAGCATGGGTTGATACTGGCATATTAGCGCCCATATACTTCAAATCAATAGCTGGAACATTTATGCGAGGAACCACTGCGCCCCATACTGAGAACTGCAATGTATCTAACTGTATTGATTTATTGTTTCTAATTGACTTAGAATTAATTTTCTTAAGAGCTGGTGGGATATTAATAACCAATAAGAATTTATCGACAACACTCTTATTGAGAGGTGAAGGCATATAATCAAGAGAGTTTGGGTCTATGGACATATCGATATTATTTAATAAATAACAGGTGTAATGTCAGATAAAGACCAGTTTTATATGAATAACCCCAATCTACCTAAGAGAGGGGCAAAATTTGAATATACACCAGAGCAAATTAAAGACTTAAAAAAGTCTGAAAAGAATATTGTTCATTTCGCTCAAAACTTCTTCTATATTATTGCTCCAGGTGAAGGTAGATCTAAAATTAAACTTCATAAATGTCAAAAAAGAATATTAGAAACATTTAAAAAGAATAGATTTAATATTACACTAGCGAGTCGACAAATTGGTAAAACGACTCTTATGACTATCTATGCTCTCTGGACGGCATGCTTCCTGAAGGATCAAAGAATACTTATTGTAGCTAACAAAGAGGCTACTGCTATAGAGATCTTTCGAAGAATACGTCTAGCGTATGAGGATTTACCTAACTGGCTCAAACCACCGGTAAAGGAATATGGTAAAACATCAGCTGAATTTGAAAACGGGTCTCGAATAGGTATTACTACTACTACTAGCTCGGCTGGTCGTGGTAGCTCTTGTGATTTGTTGATTCTTGATGAGCTAGCTCACGTTGATGCTCACTTAATGAAAGAGTTTTGGGCAGCTGTATATCCTATTATTTCTGCGTCAAAGAAATCCAAAATTCTAATTGCATCAACTCCTAACGGTACTGATAATTTATTTTATAGTCTATGGGTTGGTGCAGAAAGAGGTGAGAATGGATGGGCGCCATCTAAAGTTCATTGGAGTGAGATACCTGGACGAGATGAAGAATGGGCTAAAACTACCAGAGAATCTCTAGAGAGTGAAGATTTATGGCAACAAGAGTTTGAATTGCAATTTCATGCAGCAGGGCAATCTGCTATCGATTATGAGCAATTTGCGCGCTTTAAACTCAGATTATGCGATCCTGAATATACTTTAGATGATGGAGCATATAGGATATACCAATCGCCTTCTGAGGATAGGGTTTATGTTGCAGGTATTGATGTAGCTGAAGGTGTGGGTCAGGACTCGTCTATTATTGAAATATTTGATATTACTGATTTAAAAAACATCGAACAGGTTGCTGAATATGCAAGTAATGAAATATCGCCATACAACTTTTGTAGTAAAGTAAAAGATGTTTTATCCAATTGGGGTAATCCACTAGCATTAATAGAAAGAAACAATCAAGGGGCACAAATAATTGATAGACTATATAATGATGAAAATTATTCTAATATTGTTTCATATGGAGCAAGCAAAGCTAACAGGAGAAAGGCTCAATTAGGAATGATATCTCACACCAATACAAAGTATGCCGCTATTACGAATATACGGTATTGGATGAATGATTTAGATTCTATTCGTCTACACTCTAAAGAGGCTCTCGGCGAATTTAAGCATTTTATAAGAAAGCCGAATAAGAGTTGGGCTGCAGAACCCGGGTTTCACGATGACAGAGTTATGGCTATAGCATGGGCCATGATGATATTGCATAATGATATAGTGGAGACCTATTTTGAAGTAAAAGAAAGAGATTCAAATGGTAAGCCATTAGTAATATCTCCACACGATTTCGGTCTTCAATATTTCTCTAACCCTACCTCGATATATACATTGGCAGATAAAGAAAGCGAGCATATTGGTATGCCCGCCGTCTTTAATGATTCTATAGAGGAACTAGATATATCTGATCTAGAATCTCAAGGATGGTCAATGTTAACTTAAACCATTCCCTGTCTTACTAATCTTCGAAGCTCTGGGTAGCTATGATCTGTAGACGCAGCAGTTAAGTTTTGTGAACTAGTTTCACCGAAAGCGGTAGTAGCAGTAAAAAGACTAATACTGTTATTTTCTAGAATTATTCCAAGTTCTTCACCATCATAAGCTTCATCAACAGCAAATTTTATACCATTTGTTGCGCTTAAAGTAACGGTAGATCCTGCAAGACTTCCTGCAGCTATTGCATTAAATGCGATCCCTTTAATATTATAACTGCCAATAGTTCCAGCACTAATAAAATCAACATGGGTACTGAGCTCGGTAAGTAAGAGCTCTGGATCAGAGAGAGTTAAATTTAAAGAGTTGTTTGTAAATGTCATAACATTATTTATTCTATTATGTGGTTATTTTTCGAAAATTATATAAATATATCTATGGATAAAAAAGACATTGCGCAATTATATTCTGAGCTTAATAAAAATTTCCTAAATGAGAATCGTCACGGACCTGGAGCGAAAGATCTCCCTACAGAGAAAAAAGGAAAAATCAAAGCGTCTTCGAAGGGTGAAAGTATTCTAGGTAAGGCAGAAAGTAGCCCAGATCAGGCTGATGGATTTGTTCCCCCGGAGGAAGCGGATGATAGATACAATGCTAAAGCGAAACCGAGCCCGTTAAAGGAATCTCCTAATATTTCTACAACAAAAACAGAGAAAAAAGAGCCGAATAGCATAAATAGATTTATGAGCACGCAAAGTTTATTTGACAAGTTGTATGAAGAAGTAATGGATGATGAGGATGTCCTCGGAATTGAAGCTGGCCCCGATCAAGATGATGATTTTGATGAGTTTGAAGCTGGCGGAGATGAAGATGAAGTAACACTCAAGCTTCCAAGAGACTTAGCAGAACAACTTCGAGACATGCTAGCAGAATGTTGTGGCGAAGACGAAGATGAAGACGAAGACGACAATCCCTTCGGTGAAGGTGTTGACTTCGAAACTGTTGCCGATGCTCCTCAGGATTCGGATATGAGTCGTCAAGTAGTTGCTCATAAAGAGTTGGTAAGTTCCGGCGATGGAGATGCTTCTTATACCGACGACGTTGGTGAAGATGGTGATTTAGGACACGCTCTTGTCAATCCTAAGAAAGGACACGACGGCAAGAAAGACCTTAAAAACCAAAAAGTTAAAGCAACTCGCGGATCAACTCCTAACAGCCAAGCTTTTGGCAAATAAAGTTTAACCTCTACCTTAAAAACCCTCAAGCTCACCGAGCCTGAGGGTTTTTTTATGGTTTTGCATAAATACTATTGTGATAACGTTTTTAGAATATTGTGGAGCCAAGCTTAGTAACAACCAAAGAAAAATGGCATCTAAATCTAGTCCTTTTCGTACGAACGGTGACTTTAGATCTGATGGAGGTGGCATAACAAGAATAACTTCAATACCGAAAAGCCGGCGGCATGATGGATCGCTACATCCTAAGGTAGAAAAGATGCGAGAAGGTTCCTCAACGATAGAGATATTAACCCCAGCTGATGTTAGTAACATATGTCAGATGTACGGCGTTTCTGATTTAGATGAATCA